GCTTGACTACAGTTGGTACACTGGGTAACTTGAGTGTTACAGGTAACACTACAGGTGGTAACTTGTTAACAGGCGGGTTAATCAACGCAACTGGAAACATCACTGGTGGAAACATCACCACAACTGGTATTGCTAATGTTGGTACATTAGAAGCAACTGGAATGACAATTTCCGGCAATATCACAGGTGGTAACTTGTTGACAGGTGGCATCTTGAGTGCTGCCGGTTCAATCACCACTGTTGGTAACGTGGTTGGTGGCAACGTAAACACCGCAGGTGTGATGAGTGCAGGATCAGTTAATGCAACTGCCAACATTGCTGGTGGAAATATTACCACAGGTGGTATTATCAGTGCCACAGGTGGTATCACAAGTGCAGCCAACGTGATTGGTGGCAACATTACCACAGCAGGATTGATCAGTGCAACTGGCAATGTCACAGGTGGTAACTTGATTACTACAGGTGCATTTGAATCAGCAAGTATCAGTTCATCAGGCAACATCACTGGTGCCAATGTCAACACAGGCGGATTGAGCCTGAGTGGCAACGTGCTGAGTGCTATCAACACAACATCAGCAATTACAACAACTGCTAATATTGCAGGTGGCAACGTAAATGCAGCTGGATTGAGCTTGAGTGGCAATGTTCTAAGCGATCTAAACGTTACAACCAACATCACTGGTGCCAACGTAACTGCTGTAGCCAATGTTACAGGTGCCAATGTTAATGCAACAACACAAGGTAAGTTTGGTAATGTTGTGATCAGCGGTGACAATGTCACAGGCACAAACGGTATTATTACTGTTAACGGTGCAGGTGCTGATGTTGACTTTGCAATCAGTAGCGATAATGTAGCTAATTTGTTGTATGTTGATGCTGGTACAGGAACTGTGAGTTTTGGTAGCAATGCACAAACTACAGATGCTTTGGTATCATTTAATACTACTAACTCTATCCTGGTACCTGTTGGTAACACAGCGCAACGTCCTACAACTGGTGTTGCTGGTATGACACGTTTCAATACCACAACACAACAGATGGAAGCATATAATGGTACAACTTGGCAATCACTGGGTTCTGCCTTTACTGTGATCACTACAGAAACATTTGCTGGTGATGGTAGCACAACTACTTTCACATTGAGCAGTGCAAACTACAACACAGATTCTGTGCTTGTTACATTGAACGGTGTGGTTCAGATACCAACTACTGCATACACAGTAAGCGGTGCAAGTTTGATCTTTACAGAAGCTCCTGCAAACGGTGATACAATCTCTGTACGTGAGTTACAAACTACTAGTTCAGTAACTTCAATTTCTAACTCTAGCGGCAACGCCAAGGTAGAGACAGCGGGTAACGCTAACAAGGTCAACATCACAGGTAACTTGTTGCCAATCGCTAATGCCACACAAAGTTTGGGTAGCGCAACCAATGCATGGAAAGACTTGTATGTGTCTGGAAACTCAATCTGGTTAGGTCCATTGCGTTTGGAAGCGTTGAACTCTACTACGTTTGTTGTATATCAATCAGACGGTGTGACACAGGCCAACATTGACGTGGGATCAGTTGACGTGGCAGCCATTAACTCGGGTACTAGTATTATTGGTATCAGCGCACCTAACGGCAACACATACATGACAGTAGGCGGAACTGCCAACGTGTTGGTAGCAAGTACAACAGGTGTCGCAGTCACAGGCACAATGAGTGCAACCGGTAACATCACTGGTAGCTACATTTTAGGTAATGGTAGCCAACTAACCGGTATTGATGCAACCAGCATTCAGAACGGAACATCAAATGTTAAAGTTGTAAGCTCGGGCGGTAATGTCACAGTTGGTGTTGCTAATACTAGTAACGTAGTTGTTGTTTCAACAACTGGTGCTAATATTTCAGGCACATTAGGGGTTAATGGAAACACAACCGGTGGCAACTTGCTAACAGGTGGATTGATCAGTGCAACTGGTGCAATTACTGGTGCTACTATCACTGGTTCAACATTGAGTTCAACTGGTAACGTCAACACTGTTGGTGTTGCGGCTACAGGTAATATCAGCACTACAGGTAATATCAGCGGTGGTAACTTGATTGTAACTACGGTATTCAGTAACTACTCGGGTGCTACAGCCAGCTTGTCAGGTAACATTGACGGCGGCAACTTACGCACAGCTGGACAAGTCAGCGCAACTGGCAACATTACTGGTGGAAATGTCAACGTTGGTAATATCACAATTGCAACTGACTTGATCAGCAGTTTAAATTCTACAATTACAATTGACCCTGCCACAATTGGAAACGCTGGATTGGTTGTTATCAACGGTAACTTGCAAGTTAACGGTACTACAACTACCATTAACTCCAACGTTGTCAGCACAAACGACTTGACAGTTAACTATGCCAACAACGCAATCAACAGTGGCGCAGCCAATGGTGGTGGTATTGAAGTTGGTCCAATTGGTTCACCATACATTACTTGGTTGTACAACAGCTCAGCTAACGTTTGGACATCAAGTGCTGGCGTCAGCGCAGTTGGTGGCGTAACTGCTGCATCAGTTGCAGGTGGAGTAATTACTGGATCAAGTGTAAGTGTAACTGGTGCTGTAACAGGTGCTAGCGTGGTTGGCGGTGTAATGACTGGTACAAGTGTAAGCGTAACTGGTAACGTTAGTGGTGGCAACTTGATTGCAACTACGTTTATTGGTAACTACTCAGGTACCACAGCCAGCATCACTGGTAACATTGATGGTGGTAACTTGCGCACAGCTGGATTGGTCAGTGCAACTGGTTCAATTACTGGTGCCGCAATTACTGGTACAAGTTTAACAGTATCAACTGGTAACGTAACACTGGGTAACATTGTTAATGCTGGTGCAAACGGTGTTGGCAATATTGGTAGTGCTACAACATTCTTCAACACTGTGTTTGCCAAAGCAACATCGGCACAATACGCTGACTTGGCAGAGAAGTACGAAGCAGACGCAGAGTACGCACCAGGAACAGTGCTTGAATTTGGTGGTGACAAAGAAGTTACATTGTCAGACGAAGCAGGTTCAACTCGTGTAGCAGGTGTTGTATCTACAAACCCAAGTTACATCATGAACGCTGGACTAACTGCTGAACACGTGGCAATGGTAGCACTGCAAGGTCGTGTGCCATGTAGAGTGGTTGGCACAGTACGCAAAGGTGACATGATGGTAGCAGCCGGTAACGGTGCAGCCCGAGTTGACAATGCAGCTCGTGCAGGTAGTATCATTGGTAAGGCCCTGGAGAACTTTGATGGTGCTGAAGGCACAATTGAAGTAGTAATTGGTCGCAACTAAGCAGTTAATACTGTAACAAAAATAGGACTCTCGGAGTCCTATTTTTTTGGCTAAATACTACAATAAATTTGGATTGATCGATGGGTTTAACTAGAATACGTGCTGAACAAATATCTGACATAGACTTTAAACAGGCTGTGCGTGTGGTAACGACCGCAGATGTTACACTATCTGGCAGTGCACCAAACATAGTTGACGGGGCGACATTGATTGCCAACGATCGTGTGTTAGTAGCAGGTCAAACAACTGGCAGCGAAAACGGTATCTACGTTGTAACAACCCCGGGTACAGGATCAAACGGAACTTGGACCCGGTCAACAGATGCCAATGCCACAGGCGAGATTGAAGCTGGCATGCTTTTGATGGTCACAGATGGCACCATATATTCAGACACACAGTGGGTATTGGCCACAAACAATCCCATTGTGGTCGGAACCACAGCTCTCACATTCCAACAAAACATAACAAATACCGGTAATGTGTCTGCAGGCAGTTCGGGAATACGAGTGCAGGCCAACAGCAATGTGCTAGTATCTGTATCGGGCACCGCCAACGTTGCTACATTTGCAGTTGACGGGCTATATGTCACAGGAAATATCACTTCAGGTAATCTTGCAGTTGGAAACAATGTGGTCATCACCGGCAACCTAACTGTTAACGGTACTACCACTACTATTAACTCTAATACAATCACTACCAACGACAAGTCAATCACTCTAGCAAATAATCAATCTACCAGTGCCAATGTTGACGGTGCTGGTATTGATGTAGGAAATCCATCAATTGCCACCTGGAGATATAGCAATGCCACAGCAAGTTGGCAAAGTAATGTTGCCGTAACGCCTGCAGCCAATGCCACACTGGCGTTGGGCGATGCTGCCAATTACTGGTCTACTGTGTATGCAAACACAGCGTCCTTGGCCGGCAATGTTAACAGTACCGGTGCTGTGATCTCAACCATTAATGCAACCACAATCAGTGCCTCGGGCAATGTTACTGGCAGTTATGTTTTGGGAAATGGCTCACAGATAACATCAATTACTGGTACCAATGTTACAGGCACAGTGGCCAATGCAACATTTGCCACGTCAGCTGGTAGTGCAGGCACAGTAACCGCTGCCGCTCAACCAAATATTACTTCAGTTGGTATTTTATCTAGTGTCAGTGTAACTGGAAATGTCAACGCATCACAATTTGTTGGCAACGGCGCCCCATTAACAACTATCACTGGAGCAAATGTATCAGGAACAGTAGCCAATGCCACTTATGCCACAAGTGCAGGTACTGCTACAACAGCTGGTACTGTGACCACAGCCGCACAGGCTAATATTACTAGTGTTGGCTCACTGACTTCACTGGCAGTGACAGGTAATACCACAAGCGGTAACTTGCTAACAGGTGGACAAATTAGTGCGGCTGGTAACATTGCAGGCCTGAACTTGTTTGGTACTATCCAAACTAGCAGCCAACTAAACATCACCCAAGTTGGGATGTTGAGCAGCCTTAATGTTACGGGCAATATTGCTGGCGGCAACATTAGTACTGCTGGATTAATTTCAGCAACTGGGACAGTCACAGGTGGTAACTTAACTACAAGCGGCAGTGTAGGCATTGGGACAAGCTCACCAAGTGTTAAATTTCAAACGGTTCAAACTATTGCTGATTGGACAGGAGATTTTAAAAATTACACAGCAGGGGCTTATGGATTAAGAATAGATTTATCAGGTTCGTCTGGCAGTCAAGCTGCCTTGCAGGTGTACACTGCGATTGGTAACGGAATGATAGTTAGAAACGATGGTCTTGTTGGTATTGGTACTTTTTCCCTTGATCCGTCAACACTATTAACGGTTGCAGGTGCAATTTCCGCTACTGGTACCATCACTGGTGCCGCATTAACAGTATCAACTGGAAATATTAGCGGCGGTAACATTGTTAATAACAATGCTAATGGTGTTGGTAACATTGGGTCAGCGACAACCTACTTCAACACAGTGTTTGCCAAAGCAACGTCAGCACAATATGCTGACTTGGCAGAGATGTACGTTGCTGATGCAGAGTATCCTCCGGGTACTGTGGTAGATTTTGGCGGAGTCGAAGAAATTACACAAACAGTAGCACCTGGTAGTACAGCAGTAGCGGGTGTTATATCAACCAACCCTAGCTATATCATGAATTCTGGACAACAAGGAAAACATGTACTGCCAGTTGCATTAACTGGTAGGGTTCCGTGCCGTGTGCAAGGTCCCGTAAGCAAAGGCGATGTGCTAGTATCTAGCACCCAACCAGGTGCGGCTCAACGCATTGGCACACAATATCAACCAGGATGTGTTATTGGCAAGAGCCTGGGTGTTATTGCTGATACCAGTGTTCAAACAATCGAAGTTGTTGTGGGAAGATTCTAATTTTTTTGAAAAGCATTTTCAATAGACGCAAGTTTGGTCTGAATGCTTTCCAAGTTCACAGTTGACCACAAGCCAGGATGCATTGGGCGAGGCCAAGTTCCTTGATCAATCCAGGCATAGCCAAGATGTTCATCGTTTAGCACAGGCACAAACTCCTGGTCAACAACACACACCCAGGTATGATATTCAAATATGCCATCTGCTGATGTGAACTTTTCTAGTGGCATGAGTCTAGTGTAGGCAGGAAAGCTACCAAGTTCTTCCACACACTCACGCTCCATACCGCCCAGCAGGGTTTCACCTGTTTCAATTTTGCCGCCAGGCAATCCCCAGGATCCAGGATGTTTAGAATCATTGCGTAGCAAGTACAGGTATCGGCCAGTGGCCTGACTCAGAAACCATACACCTACCGCTTTCACAGTACTAGGCTCCACGTGCCTCCGGGATAGATACCTTGATATGATTTGATCCACATTTCGCCAGTCCACTCGTACTGTGTGCCTGTGGTGATGTTTGTAACATACTGTACAGCAGTGGCATCAGCAGACACAAACACAATACGCCAACGTGTACCATTCCATTCTATAATGTCATTGGCCATAGCAACCAAGGGCTGACCAAGATCGCCTATCCATGCTTCAGGATTTACAGAGTTATCGTAATTGCCCGTTGGTTCAGTTAACAAATAACGTTGTCCTGTAACAGGCACAGGCAAACCATCTCCTGGCGCACTGGCCAGAGGATTGATAATTGCAGTAATTGGGTCAAGTGTGTTCTGCGGTGCAGTATCCTGATCCACATCGAACAATACTAGACGATCATCATTGGGGTCAATCACAATAGTGCCAATGATGGGATTGGCAGTGTCTTCTGTAGTAGGAGGATTGTTCAAGCGTATTTGGCTAATACCTGGACGAAGTGTACCATACGCATTGATCACAGCAGGCCATAACAGCGGAGAGTCTGCCACAATAGCAGTGGGATCTAGATCTTCGTAGCTGCCATTTGGTACTACCACAGGATTGTATAACACTTGTATCTTGTTTTCAATCACAACCAGCTTGTACATCCACGGCGTGATCATCTGTCGTGTGCCCAGCAACAAGTCGTTTTGTATAATAGCATCCACAAAGTCGCCTCGAGCATCGTACATGCTTGCAACAATACGCTCAATAACACCCAGTTTCTTAACTTTAGCCGGCGGGCTGATCCAGATTGGCAAGGTAAACTTTAGTGTGGCAATGTCAATGGGATTTTCTGTACTCATGGGAATGACCCTTGTGGTCCATTGGGTTGATTCCAGTTCCACAACACTGAGTGATGTCCAGTCCAAGAAGTTGTCTGTGCTTTGTACTTCCAAGCTGGGATTGAACAGTGTCAATATCTGCTCTAACAACTGCATTTTTTGATTGGTATTCGATGTCCAAATGTCCAGAGTAATTGTGAGCTTGTATGGCACAGGCATCAGTCTTTCAACTGTGAATGCATTGCCTTGTGTGGTTTCGTAACTTTCAGTAGCTGAATCATATGTGCGTTGACGAACCACAGTACGTTGCACATGGTATGGTTCTTGCATTCTAGGACGATCATAGTCCAGTCCAGTGATATAAAAAGTCATCAGCGGGGTGGATGGCAAAGAGTTGGCAGAGTTATCCTGAATGATAGTCTGTGCCTGACGACTTGCATCACCATATCTAATAGGCACACGTATCAAGGCTGCCAAATTGGGGTTGTCTGATTCGCGGCCATACTCTACCTGGAACCCTGAAAAGATTCTGGTAAACTGTAGCAGAAAGCGACGTATTTGTTCGTCGTAAAAAAATTGTTGCATTGTTAACTCGATTTCTGTCCAGGTCGTGTGTCAGGTGCTGGCTTAGGCGCCAAACCGCCATTTTGATCACCATTGTCTGCACGTGGTCGAAGCAACTCGCTCAAACTCTGACGACTTGGAATGTTACCAAGATCTGTTGTTGGTACAGTGTATGTATTGTTAACAAAGCTGGACCGCAAAGTATCATTGGTTGACCCGTTGTTGAGATCTGTTCTGACATTCTCAGAAATTTTATACCAACGCTTGCCATCGTAACGGAACATGCGATTTGGGAAGTAATCCAATCTCAAAGCATAATCTCCGGCCACAGCATCTAGTGGGAAGCTGACACCAGCAGTGACAGGCAGACCATTTGGTGCATGTGCATCACCAGTCAAGTAACCCGAAGTCCAGCCAAATCCATCTGGGGTAACATTCATGCCGCCTTGTGTGCCATCTACTGAGTCGCCATCCACTGTGGTCAATGATGTGGGATTAGCTGGTTGTCCATCCAACAACGTGGGCACAACATACAAGGGCTTGTTGTCGTAGCCAGATTTTGGCACTTCCACATCAGCCTGTGCAAGGATAGCATCATTGATTTGATAATCTTTTTCACGTGTGCCTTGTTTGTCGCTAATGGTAGGCGGAGTGTACTCACGCCAGTAATCGGTATCAGAGATATCTGTTCCAGCAGGTGTGTTGATTTTGGCTTGATAATACACATCACCGGCATTGACAATAGCGCCTGCAGGGTAAAAATCACTTGGATCCCAGATGTACTCAGCCACAAATGGTTTGTCTGTGATTGAATTGTATTCTTGTGCATCAGTCAACGGTGTGGCTTTCACACGCCACAAGTGCGGCAACCAAGTTTGACTGAAACCTTCGCTGGCAAATGCCGCATCCTGAATCACATAATATTTGGGTAATGCTTTGCTTAGATCTTTGTTTAACGGATTGTAATCTCGTAAGTTCGGCACTTCTAGCACATCACCACTCATGAGTTTGCGACCAAAAGTGTCAATCATGTCGTTGTAGTGGAACGTGATAAACAAGGTATCGTTGTTCAAGAACAAACCAAATTGGCTCAAATCAAAGTCAATGTCCTGAGCATTATAAACTCCACGCATGACATAAATGTCATCGTCATACACTCGATCTCTGTTTTCTAACAACAGCAAATCTTGTATGTTCATGGGGTTGAGTTCGCCATACACAGGCTGGGTAGCATCACCGTTGCCGCTGAGTATGGAATCCTCGCCGCCAGTTTGCGGACCCAGGTACTTGTGGATAAAGAGGTCTAATCCGCCAACAGTGTACATCTCACTTATTGTGCGGTCCAGAAATTGATAATCTCTAGTGCGATTGGGACGGTATAGGCTTAAACGTGGCATAATGTTATTTATAGCTTTTTGGTTGACTGAATATTCCCAAACTGCTATAATTAGCACTTAACTACACAAGGAGCCACAATGCTTACAGATGTACAAAGCGCACAAATTAATAATACTGAAGTATACACTTTAGATTATGAGGCAGAAGCCATGCAAAGCTACCGGGACACAGGTGAGGACTTAATGGACGAGCTTGAGGTACGTGCTACTAATGTTATTTTGGAGCAGACAAAGTGGGACGCTCGTGAGGATCTGGGCGGTATCACAGTTTACTTTCGAGATAGTACTTTAGTAGCATTCTACGATTACGAGCAGTTTAAAGGCACTGTGTTCTAAAAACAACACATATAGCAGAGATTGACATCAAAATCAATCTCTGCTATAATACATACTTAACCACTCTAGGAGTATGTTATGAAAGCCGCTAACTTTTTAACAAAGTACACAGGCCCAAAGGGTAAGGGGTTTATACAGCCCTACGACAAAGTAAAAGCCACAGAAAAGTGGGTAGAGTACGCTCTTGACATTGTGGACATGAGCCGTATAATAATGACAGTGGACTTCAACACTAAATGGAAACTAGCAGAGGCACTGGAAGTAGCAGAGCGCAAAAAAGCCTGGATGTACAAGCACAAGAATTTTGACGTTGCCCGTGCCGCTAAACTTTTTGACGCTGTTAAACACCTGCCCAAAACTAAGTAAGGAATAATATGATCGCAACTAAACCTGTCAAACCTCTAAACCCTCGCAGTGCCGATACCAATGCCATGGGCATGGAACCCACCTGGCGAGTGCAACCCACAGAAGGCCGTGTCAGTGCCTTTAGTCATGCGTTCTCGTGGTACAATTATTTTTATGGTAAAAAAGATGCCCGTGAGATGATTGTAAACTATCTGGAAACACATGGCCGTAAGGACGATGTTCGCACACTCAAACGCATTCCAGACAGCTCAATCCGACTCACAACAGGTTGGTTGTGCCGCATGAGCATGGTGGGTCTGGAACTTACCGAGCACGAGCAGATCAAATTGGATAACTTGCTAAAAGAGATATTGGAATCCAAACAAGACGAGGTTGTAGAGGAAGTGCCTGTTGATGATGCAGTGCCAAAAGTTACCATCCAGGACAGGCTACGGGAAAAGGTATCAGAGTGTGCAGGTGAACTAGACGGCTTGTTTG